TAACACTGCAGGTACATTTCAATTAGATGATGGAACAAAAATTGTAGGTGCTTGTAAAGGTAAAGATTACATTATGATATTTACTGATACAGCTACTTATAGATTAGACTTTGTTGGACCACCTTTTACATTCAGTATTCGTAAAGTTGCATCTAACGCAGGACTTATTGCTCAACACGCGGCTGTATATGCTAATGGTGGTATGTGGTGGATTGGAACAACGGGAGGATTTTATGTTTATGATGGTACCGTTAAATCTGTACCTTGTTTAGTAGAAGATTTTGTTTTTACTAACAATAGTTCTGGAGACTTAGGTATTAATTTTAATTCTGCGGACATTGTATATGCTGGTATTAATGAATTATATTCAGAAGTAAATTGGTTTTATCCATCAGCAAATTCTAATTTAATTGATAGGTGTGTAACTTATAATTACGCAGAACAAGTTTGGACAACAAGTTCATTAGACAGAACTACTTGGGAAGGATCAACAGTTTATGCAGCTCCTTTTGCAACAGATTATCAGGCATCACTTACACCAACTTATCCTACAGTAAATGGTGTATCGAACGGTGCTACAATTTTATATCAACACGAAACAGGTGTTAATCAGGAAAATGCTGATGGTACAGAAACAGCTATTTCTTCTTACATTCAATCTGGAGAATTTGATATTACTACAGATGGTGAAGGTCAAAACTTTATGAGTGTTTCTAGATTTTTACCAGACTTTAAATCATTAAGTGGAGATGCACAGGTAACTATTTTTGTTAATAGATATCCTCAAGCTACAGCCACCTCATCACCTTTAGGACCTTTCACTGTTACTTCTTCTACAACTAAAATAGACACTAGAGCAAGAGGTAGATTAGCTGCAGTTAAGATAGCTACAGATGGGTTGAATGAAAGCTGGAGATACGGTACATTCAGTTTTGATGTAAAACCTGATGGAAGAAGATAATGGCAAAGATAACAGTATACATACCTGAACCTAAACAAGATTATCAGCCTGATAATCAAAGACAGATTGTAGCTGCAATCGACACATTAAAAAATCAACTTAATTTTGGTTTTCAACAAGACTTGAAAAATGAGCAAGATACGTTTAATTACTTTATGCAATGACTATAAGATATAAAAGCGATACATTTGATTTAACAACCACTAATATTACGACTATTTTAACTTGTCCTAGTGATGCAACTATTATTGTTAAATCTGTACAAGCAAGTCACAAAGCAGCAAGTAATGTAGATGTAGATGCATATCTTAGAAAATCTGGTGGATCTGATGTAGAAATAAGTCATACAGAATTAAATAAAGATTTTAAAAATATGGTAACTTCAAGTTTAAATATGGAAGCAGATGATATTTTAAAAATACAAGCAGATACAGCAAATGCAATTACAGGAGTAGTAAGTTACGCTTTAATAGATAGATCACAAGAGAATGGCTAAGAAAAAAGGTAGCATAGGTACAATAACTTTCTTTAAAGAAACACCTAAAAAAAGACCCTTGCGTCATTCAAAAAATTATAATAAAAGAGTACCTAACCGTAAATCATATAGAGGTCAAGGTAGATAATGAATCAAAAAATTATTAAATGTGAAGCGATAAATATTTATCGCAATAAGAAAACAGGGAAGACTTATGAAACTAAGGAAGCTTATCTTAAAAAAAATTCTGAAGAAGATTTAGCTGTTGATTTAACTGTAAAAGTGCCGACATTAGATCTATTTGGAGAAACTCAATAATGACACCTAGAGGTGGAACAGAATTACAATTAGAGTTTTTACAAAAACACATAGATAAATCTTTACTTGATAAGTTTCAAATCTGTACATCAGTACCAGGTAAAGTACCTCTTCATCCAAATAAAATAAATATACTTTGGCAAAAAAACTCCTACGATCAGTCTAATCTAGTTGATTGGTTCAAAGATAAATCTAATCATAATAAATATGACTGGTATGTATTTAATAGTCATTGGAACTATGAACAGTTTAGATTTTTTTATGATATTCCCACTCATAAATGTGTTGTCATAAAAAATGGTATTCCTAAATTAAAACTTAAAGAAAAATTTTATAAACCTGGAACTCCTTTAAAACTTATATTTCATCCGACACCTTGGAGAGGATTAAATGTATTGTTAGCAGCTATGCAATTAGTTAAAAATCCATTAATAACTTGCGATGTATATTCTAGTACACAAGTTTATGGAGATGCCTTTAAAGAAGCAAACGATGTACAATGGCAAGGATTATATGAACAAGCTAAACAATTACCTAATGTAAATTATATAGGCTACAAACCAAACGAATACATATTAGAAAACTTACATAAGTATGATGCATTTGTTTATCCTAATATATGGGAAGAAACATTTTGTATATCTGCTTTAGAATCTTTAGCAGTTGGTTTATTTACAATCTTAACAGATAATGGTGCTTTATATGAAACAGGAGCTGAATTTCCAACATACATACCTATGGAAAAAGATTATGTTAAATTAGCAGAGCAAACTGCTGCGGCTATTGAAAATCTTCCAGATGAACTAAAACAAGAAGGATGTCATATACATTTAAAATTTCAACAAAACTATTTTAATCATTTTTATTCTTGGGATAGGGTAGCTTTTAATTGGAAAAATTTTTTAACAGGAGCATTAAATGCAAGATCCAAGTAAACCTATATGGATTAATAAAACCAATACAGTTAGTTCAACGCCTAAAAAATTTTCTGTATTTGTAGCAACACCAGTACATAGTGAAGTGTCTATCCACTATGCTCAAGCTTGTTTAGAGTTTCAAAAACATTGTATGAAAAACAATGTAATGGTTATGTTTCAATTAATGAAATCTTCTTTAGTAACACAAGGTAGAAATCTTTGTGTATCTTCTTTTATGGAAAGTAATTTAAGTCATTTACTGTTTATTGATTCAGACATAGATTTTCAATCAGAATCTATATTTAAAATGATAGAGGCTGACAAAGATATTATATCTATTCCTTATCCTTTAAAAACATTTATGTGGGATAAAGCTTGGAAAAAAATTCAAAAAGGGGAGATTAAAAACGAAAAAGAACTTAGTAAATCTTTTTATACTTACCCTATGAAACTTGCAGATGATCATAATAATATTAAGTTAAATAAAGGTGTCATAGAAGTAACTCATTCACCAACAGGATGTATGTTAATTAAAAGAGAAGTTATTGAAAAGATGATTAAAGCTTACAGTCATTTAGAGATTATTCAAGATACTATTGTTAATGGTGAGATGATTAGTAGACCTTATTTATATAATTTATTTGATACGTATTACAGTGAAGAAGATAAAACATTCTTAGGAGAAGACTTTGCATTCTGCAAAAAATGGAGAGATATAGGCGGTAAATGTCACGCTTATGTACTTGACAGCATTACTCACGTTGGTGAACACCAGTATTGTGGTCGTTTTGCTGACGAGTTGATAATGACTAAGTAAAATGATAATATTATACGGTATACGTATAATATTATGGATCCATTTACTATAGCACTAGCCACATTTGGCGTTCAAAAACTACGAGGGAAATCTACTAATAGAGCATTAAGAGATGCTGTATTTGCAGGTGGCCTTGGTCAATTAGGCGGAATGGGTGGTATAGGTGGTCTACAAGCTTTTGGACAAACTGGAGCTAACACATTAGCTGGTTCTACTTTAGGACAACAGTTTGGTCAAACTGCTACTATGCGAGGTTTAGGATCTTTGTTTCCACAACTAGGCGCTAATCAAACAGCGGCAAACATTGCAAGTTCAGGAGCGGATCCAGGAACAGCAGCAGGATTAGTTGGTAACGAAGGAAGTTTCTTATCTAGACTAATGCCTAAAACAACTGCAGGTAGATTAGGTGCAGGTTTTGCTCTTACTTCATTATTAGGAGGTATGGGTGGCGGAGACGATGAAGAAAGAGTAATGAGATTACCAATTCCAAATCAAGCTTATACTAAATTTGCAAAATCAGGAGCACCAGGGACACCTACAGGATTTATGACAAGAGATTACACAACAGGTACTAATGCAGCGTTAGAAGATCCTTCAACTTATAAAACAGTAGAAGAAATTTTAGGTTCAGAACCTACACAACAATTTAAAGAAGTAAGATTTAATTCAGGCGGCATAGTTAATGTTGCTAAGTTTAATGAAGGTGGTCAAGCATTACCTTCTAAATATTCTCACGATGAAGATGACATAAATAATTACGTGAGAGCACAAGGATTTGTAAAAGATGGAGCAGGCTTTGGAGATGATAACGAAGATACAATGTTGGCACAATTAGCTGACGGTGAGTTTGTATCTAGAGCTGCTGCAGTTAGAGGAGCAGGTATACTAGCTGGAGCAAGTATTAATGATAAATCAGAACAAAGAAAAAAAGGAGCAGAATACTTTTACGAACAACAAAAACGTTTTAAAAGAATTTTTGATTTGCTAGATGCTAGCAGAAAAGACAATTAAAAAAGAAGTTGGGGTTTTATATATAGAACCCAAACGAGTTAAAGAATACTGGCCACTGGCCGAATTTATGGTTAAAGAAGGATTACAATATGACGGTAATCCGATGTCAGTATTAGAGATGAAGAAAAGAATTGAATCTGGTGAATATCAATTATTCATTATGTTTGGTTCAGATGACGGAGAGAAGTATAAAGTATTTGGTGTATTTGTTACTACAATATCTACACTACCTAACTTTAAACAAGTCGAAGTCTTATTGTTAAAAGGAGAAAAAAGAGAACTATGGCAAGAAGAGGCTGCAGCAACGATAGAAGATCTTGCAATACAATACGATTGCAAAAGAATAGCGGTGTTAGCAAGACCTGGTTGGAAAAGTTTTCTAGAACCATTTGGTTGGAAAGTTAAAAGATTATTATATCAAAAGGATTTAAAATAATATGGGAAGTATAGTAAGCGGAATTTTTGGAGGCGGCTCTTCAGGTGGAGGTGGAGGTGGAGGTCAACAAGTTCCTTCAACAACTACACAGTATATAAGAGAAGCACCTGGTATTGAAGAACGAAAACTAGGTTTAATGGATATTGCAAGTTCTCTTGCAAAGACTCCTATTAATATTCCTGCAATGCAAGTTGCACCTTTAGGTGCTTTAGAGCAACAGGGAATTACTGCATCTGGAGTAACAGGTGTAGGTGCGCCAACGACCACCGCAGGTATAGGTCAAATATTATCATCACTTGCTGGACCAAACATAAATCAATTTTTAAATCCATATCAATCTTATGTTGTAGATGAAATTAATAGACAATCTCAAATGGCACAAAATCAATTAGGTGCACAAGCTGTACAATACGGAGCTTTTGGTGGTGGCAGACAAGGCATTGCTCAAGGAGAATTAGAAAGAGCTAGACTAGGAAGAGTTGGAGAGGCAATGGCTGCAGGATTTGGACAAGCTGCTAACTTAGCTAGTCAACAACAACAAATTGGAATACAAGGAGCTCAACAACTTGGTGCATTTGGTCAAATGCAACAAGGAATGGCACAACAAGACATTAATCAACTTATGGCTGCTGGAGGATTGCAAAGACAATTAGGTCAACAAGCTTTAGAAGCTCAAAGACAAACAGAATTACAAAGAGCTTACGAACCTTATCAAAGAGCAGAATTTGTTAAAAATATTTATGCTGCTGGTCCAACAAGTACCTCTGCTATTACACAAACAACAGCACCAGGTACGGGAACTAATCCATTAGCACAAGCTGCTGGTGCAGGATTAGGAGCATACGCAACTTACTCATTGTTAAATAGGCAACCTGCAGCTGCAACAGCGGCAGTGCCTTACGCCAAATAAGGAGGCCTATGGATAAAACTTTAAAGCGACCTCTTTTCAAACAAAAGGCGATGGAAGCCTACAAAGCTAAACACGGTGGTAAAGTACCAGGTTATGTTATTGGA